CAGTAATGACCCCCGCAAGATTCCCGATAAGGGCCGTCCACACATGATTTCGAAGTGTTAACTTCGAAGCCAAAATATGAAAGGATCCAAACCAGATCTCTAGCGAGTTCTGTAGGACAGATGATGTCATCACCGTATACGGAGACGATACCACGAGTTCCCGTAAAGAAAGCAGTGGCCCGCGTAAGAACATAGAAGAGTAAACTCTCGAGTTCAAACGTGAAGCCATTGCCCATCGACGAGAACATCTGGTTCCGATGCTCTTCACCATCAATGATGGTGACCTGACACCTAACGGAGTCAAGGAGGGTATACCAGATCTCAGGAAGGAAAAGGGCGACAAGCCCCTCTGTTACGGAGTCACTGGCACTTGACAAATCAAGTGTGCAGAGATCACCAGCAACAGATCCTCGATGAGCCAATGACCTGTTTATCGACTGGTCGTTGAGGTTTATTCCGGTATGACGCAGACACCTACGGAAATAGGAGCCCACACCCTTCTGGATGAACATATTCAGATCGGGCTCTTTACAAGCTACACGATCTATATCGGTTTTCTTGGGAACGGTAAACAACACGTTGCCGGGTACAATCTCTGGTTTGAGATCGCCCCATGCCCCAACCCAACCTGGCATCTCTTCCACAATAGTGGAGAAGACGTCAAGACAGGCGGAGGTAGCGTGTGCTTTTCCGAGATACTTTGAGCTTGGTTGGCTCATAGTACGTGATCGACTTGTTGAAGCACCACCAGAAAAGGAGCCAATTAAGGCTTCAATCGGTGGAGTGTCCCCAATGATATCACGAACAAGATCGCGACACCACTCCACGAATGTACCGTACGAAACCCGAGGTAAAATATTATATTCCTCAGGGGTTATTAAAAACCGTACATTGGTACCTTCGTTCACAGCCTCTGTTGCGAGCCACTTATTTATGGCACGCGTCCGCCTTACTTCAGGCGGATCAGTATCGGCTGAGACATATTTTGATAGGATCTCCTTCCTTAAGTAATCCGTTTTCACGGAAGGACGAAGTTCATTTATCCTATCTATGAGGAGTTGAGTAAAGTCGTTCGGGAGCTTAAAGGCGGTTAGCCGTTTCTTCAGGCTCTTCTTGGTTGTCATGTGGTTGTCCAATCATAACATTCCCATTAGAATAATTTCCAACGGGGAAAGAGAGTGTTAGGACAGTGCCACAGCTCGCGAGTAAGGCAACACACGTGAGTGTGAGAACCAAACCAACGACTGCGACGAAAATCCGTACACTTGTTCGTCCGGAAAATGATAACCGGACGCGAACGTCATCATCGTGAAACATGGGACTCCCCT